TAAACTCAACCGTTGTAAGTGGGGGGATTATAACATCTTGAAGTTGATTCTGCGCGGCAGGATCACCAGCAGTATCAACGCGGCCCAATGCAATCACCACCCCGTTAAGTGAAATCTGATAAACCGCAGCTCCTCCCACGGTTGCGAACGCTATCCTTACAGGACCGTTAAACGTAAACGTTCCTACCGTGTAGAAACTACCAGTCGTAAACGATAGCAGTGTTTGGTCAGCATTTACAGATTGAAAAGTCCCTGAAAAGGCGTAACAATGAGTACCAATTACATTAAGACCTAAACCTGTGGAGGCTGTATTTTGCGGTCCATAACCAACGCCTTTAGGCATTGATAAATTTATTCAAACTGAATTTCACATACCGCGTCAATCGCGGCGGCGGTTGTCACAGCTACTTGGATATCCAAAGTATTTCCAGATGTCACGCCCAGGGCAGTCTTGGTTTGTACGTTACCCTGTGTAACTCCAGTTCCGCCACTTGCGGGGCCTGTAATGGATGGTCCCATAAAAACAGCATCTCCTTCTTGGAGCGCCGTACCCGTCAATTTAAATCCTGAACAGGTATCTGCTTCAACTGCATCAGTGCTTATTCCCATTGAAATAGAACTGATCTGCGAGACGTTCGATGGTACGACCAAGGAAAGACCCGAACTCGCGAATTGCGATGTCATGCTTTGGAACGATGTCGTCGCGGATAATCCGCTAGCCGTCCTTAGTACTACGATTGCCATTGTTTATGCCCTCACTTTGATTGGTCCCAAGGAAGCCAATACTGGCGAACCACGGGAAAAGGAACGTACTGCAGCCTTAGCCAAAAATGCCCCGATTAAAACTTTCATGATTGGTTGTTTATTTTTTAATGCTGCACTTGATAAAGTTGTTAATCCATCATTAAGATTACCAGCCAGGAAAGACTTTGCGGCTGAACCTGCATTGGTCTGTGTTAAAAGAGCTAAAGCAGCCCCAGTTTCTATTACATTAATTCCAAATTGGCGAGAAGGTTTCCTTCTTGCTCTGCCTCGACGTCTAACCATGCCCCTCTTAGGGGAATTACCTATTTAACTACTTGGTTTGTAACCTTCACACACTGGGCATGGGTACTGATTACCAGGTATATGGTAAATTGTCCATTCATGATCACACCTTTTGCATCTTAGTATAGCTTCTTTCTGATATGACATTAGGCTTTTACTCCTTTACAGAAATCTCCATCATTAAGGGTGTAACAACTTTTATTCTTAAGGTCATTAGATACACCACATACTGAACAGGTCCACGTCTCATACTGTCTTTTAAGATTGGTTAACATAGCATTGATAATATAAGATTCTTTCTTTCCCTCTTTCTCTGCGTGGTTAGCTAACCAGACATATAGATTATGATCTATAGTGAAGGTCTTTCCGACTTTACCCATTAATCAAACTCCTTAGGTTTAAGGTCAACCAAAAACTCAAGGACACCTTCTGCAGGAATCTGTACTTCTTTATCTCTCTGCAGTAAATTAGTGAGTTGGTATATTACTACTTGGACTTTTTCTTTTTCTTTGCGATTCATTTTATCTCTCCACATCAAGAATAAGAAACCCCTATAAATAATATTACTATTTCCAATAAAAAGAAGAAGAAGAAGAAGAAGAAAAAAAGTGGTCTAGAAACCTACGTACGTAGTAAAAAGGGTAATTGTAATATTATTCTGGCTACTTTAGGCCTAACTTAACCCTGTTTTGGGGCTGTTTTACCCCTACTTCAGGGTTGTTTTGGGTGTTTATGAGCCCTTCTAAGCCGCTTCTTTTCATTAACATCTCTGCAACCAGTCCCATTATGGGGTTATCTTTTGTTATTGCGTTAATTGTACTTTGACCTGTAGATTCATCCATTTTTTTAGATGCTGCACCCAGGGAACCAAAAAAAGAAGATTGGAAAGTTTCAAGCATGCCGTGAGTTCGTTCTTCTATCTCATCTACGATAGGTTCAAGGATAATTAACAGGTCTTCGTCACTTTCGGATGACTTCGCCCATTCCACCCACTTATCTTTACTCAGTTTGGCGATATAATGACTTATTCCAAAATAGAATAATGACCAGGCGATAAAGTACCCCAATAGTTCTAATGCAGAAATAACCACTACAGGCCAAGACCTTCTTTAATTCTTGTTAAAGCGGTTTCCTTAGCGTAAATCGGACGTTTTACAATACTAACAAAAGCAGGTTTAGTGATCTCGGCATCCTGTGCCAATTTCAACAATGCAATTATAGCGCCTAAATTCATCTTATACCGAGTCTCCTTTCTACTTCTGATAAAATTTCTGCTTCTGACATTCCCGTTAGCCCTGCAATTAGTTCCTCTTGGGTTTTGGTTCCAAGAATATTTCGTAATGGAGTTATCACTGCTTTTGTAATAGATTCTTTAATTTGGAATTCGGGAATCTTAAAATCTTCAGCCAATTGTTTAGCGATTGTCGCTGTGATAATTAACGCAATAGCAGATGGTAGAGCGGGATTGCTTAACATACCTTCAAAATATGTTCCACGTCTCTCACGCCCGAAGTATTCGTCTACAGCATCCTTTTCAGCCTTGTTAACCTGCATCAAGGTAAACCCTTCAGGGATTAAGGTGTAGGCCATTAGCGCCTCTTCTTCTTCCCTGCGGGGGTTTTCCTAAACGCTACTGCCATTTTCTTAAGATTTAGTTTACCGTTACGATATCGGAAACGGGGCTTCTTGGAATTGGCTTTAACGTATTTGTTCCACGCTGATAGTTTACGTTTAGATCTAGTACGTGTAACTCCTAAGAGGGCTTTGTGTTCAGGAAAGCGCTCAAGTTCAGTAAATGCACCCTCAGGCAAGGAACGTCTGCCATCCCTATAACCTGCTGCATAATATTCACGTTCTGTCTTTGTGGGCATTATTGCACTTCCTTTCCTTCAAGAACTACTGTCATTGATCCAGTAGGACCTACAGCAAGGACTTTCATCCCTGTATTGGGTGGTATCGTATAGTATAGATTGGGGAATTGGGGCCCGAGTCCCGCATCTATGATAATAAATTTGCTAACGTGGAGAGCTTCTTCGTTGCCCTGAACAGTCCAGGACAACACATCCCCCGCAGAACATCCGCTATAATCGAATGAGACGTTAGTGACAACAGTGTAGAACCTATTAGGAGAGATAAAGTCCAATAAGGTAGTGCCACCTGCGGTTAATGATTCTGAACCACTCCAGGCAAACATATGATCCCCAAAGAAGTTAAGACTCGGCCCCGTCGAAAGTGTCATTTGTATATTCTACCAGTAAAAGTTGCGGTTATCAATTCAGTAGCGGTATCTTCTGCACATAGAACGATAAACTCAACCGTTGTAAGTGGGGGGATTATAACATCTTGAAGTTGATTCTGCGCGGCAGGATCACCAGCAGTATCAACGCGGCCCAATGCAATCACCACCCCGTTAAGTGAAATCTGATAAACCGCAGCTCCTCCCACGGTTG